CAGATTACAGACCAACGATTTAATGACCTAGCTAATCAACTACAACAGAACGTGGCAAATGGTGGGTCTGGGTTCGGAATGAATAACGAAACTATTCTAGCATCAATGAAAGCAATAGCTAGGGAATACAACGGTGGGTCAGATGGTATGAAGACTAACCAAGGTATGAAAGACGCTATAACATTTCTTGAAGAGAAATATAAAAACGCTCAACCTAAAGACCAGAAAGTAGTTATAGAACTTAAATACGATCAAGACGGTATTCTGAAAGCATTCGTAGGAAGCTCAACATTTGAGGCCACCGCAGGCAAAATCGTCCAAAAATTAGCAAGTCAAGAAGCACAAAGCACAGGATATTAATTAATGTCATATAACAATTTAACATGGTATTTATACGATGATGCTGGACTAACAACACCTAGCGACATATCTATAACTGTATCATGCCAAACAGACTTGTCTGATGGATACCACGACTACGCATTTTATTTTGGTAGTACAGACACTGGTCAAAAACTACAAGCTCAATCAAATCCAGGGGTGGATAGTATTATACTAACTCCTACATACATCCTACCATATAGACTACCATCTACAGCTTACATCCTAGGTGACAGCATAATTCCCGCCACACCTAATGGATATAGATACACATGTACAACAGCCGGTACATCCAGTTCAGGAACTCCAACTTATGGAGTTACAGTGGGTGGTACAACTACTGATGGTACAGTGGTTTGGACTTTAACAGCTGAAGATAGCCCTACAACAGAGATTAAGCTAGCATCCACGTCAGGTGGCCTAGCAGGCGCTACAGCAGGAGCTGGTCTATCACTGGGTGCTACATTACTAAGTGGCGTATCTAATGCTGTACAAGTGCACATGAGAGTCACGAACACAATCACACAAGCATCAAGCAGTGTTTCAACACCAGAGCTTGGGGTTAATATTAACGCAATAATACAGACGGCAGTATAATGACTCGTAGATATCACGCTAATAATTTTAGCACCACACTCGCAGCTACAATAACGTCTACAGCAACATCACTAACAGTTGCTAGCGCTACAGGATTACCTACAATAGGTGCTGGTGAGACTTACAGACTTACAATTACCCAAAACAATTTGATAGAGATTGTAACTGTAACGGCTGCGTCAGGCACTACGCTAACAATCACTAGAGCGCAAGAAGGTACAACAGCCCAGATATTTTTATCAGGGGCTAGGATTGAGCTTAGAGTTACTGCTGATAGCTTGGATCGCAAAGCTGACAAGGTGGCAACAGCTGGTGACGTCCTCGACTTTGGCGATGCCACAAGCTTAGAGATACCAAACAACGCTACAGCAACATTGTCTGCTGCTGGTCAAATAGCTGTAGATACATCAGTTACAGATTTTGCAGACGGTGTAATGGTGTATAGAGCTGGATCTACGGACTATGGTGTTATAGCCATACCTAAAGCTTCTCTAGCTAGCCCAATAAATAATTATGTAGTCACATATGACTCTACACTAGATCAATTTAAACTAGCTGCTGGTGGTGGTGGAGGTGGTGGCTCAGGTGACGTAGTTGGTCCTGCATCAGCAGTGAGTAACACCGCTGCATTGTATGACGGCACTAGCGGAAAACTGCTTAAGTCTATGGTAGACCCTGGCGCAGACAGAATGCTTTTCTGGGATGATTCAGCGGGCACTATAGAATATCTAACACTTGGAACAAATTTAAGTATTACAGGTACAACTCTAGATGCTTCTGGTGGAGGTGGTGGTGTTAGTGATGGCGACAAGGGTGATATAACTGTAGCATCCTCCGGCACTGTCTGGACTATCGACACCCCAGCTTCTGCAACGCATGCCGCAAATGATAAATTATTATTTAAGGATACGTCTGCATCTGATGCTATGGCGTACACTACATTTTCAAACATCACTACAGTAGGTACATTGGCGAATGGTACTTGGAATGCGTCTACAGTGACAGTGCCTTATGGTGGTACTGGACTAACTACATGCTCTAATGGCGACTTAGTTGTAGGTGTTGGTGCCGACACTCTTGGCACACTAGCTAAAAATACCAATGCTTCTAGGTACTTATCTAACACTGGGGCTAGTTTTACGCCTGCATGGGCACAGATTGACTTAACTAATGGCGTTACAGGTGCGTTACCAGTTGCTAATGGTGGCACTGGGGCGACATCTGTACCAGCCACACCTACAGCGTCCGTATTCAGTGGGTATGATGCTAACACCAACTCCATAGTAAACAACACAATTGTAGCTCCATTAGTGGTTGCTACAGCTGCTGGTACTACAACATTAACAGTGTCTAGCCCACGCACCGTAATATTCACAGGTACTACTACACAAACTGTCGTACTCCCTGTGGCAAGTACTCTAGCACTTAATCAAACATTTGAAATTATAAATCAGTCAACTGGTACATTAACTATACAGTCGTCTGGCCTTAATACAATCACTACACAAACGGCTATAAGTAACTGTAACTTATATCGATGCGTACTTACGTCCGGTACAACAGCAGCGTCTTGGTCTTATCAATTTGGTACATTAAATAGAACCTTTACAGGTACTGGCGGTAACGTTGTACTATCAACAGCACCTACATTTACAACACCAGTATTAGGTACTCCAACATCAGGAACATTAACTAGCTGTACTGGCCTACCACTTACAACTGGTGTAACAGGCGTACTACCTGCAGCTAATGGGGGCAGACTACCTACAGTGGCCGCAGCAGGTACAACACAGGCTGCGGCAATAAATACCACCTATATATGCTCCAATGCATCGCAGTGTAACGTAACACTCCCTGCAACAGCTGCACTAGGTGATGTGGTGGCTGTAGTGTCTCAAGGAGCTGGTGGCATTAAAGTTACGGCTAATACAGGGCAGACAGTTAAGGGGTTGGGCGATACAACTACATCGGCTGGGTCTGTTACATGCGCAGCACAATATGACTGCATAGAGGTGGTATGCGTTGTAGCCAACACCACTTGGGTTGTAAGAGATTTTACGTCAACATTACTGACATTCGCGTAGGAATTATAAAATGGCAAATAGAAATGCGGTGGGTAATGCGCTCACTGGCTCAACAGGCACAGGCACTTTCGTAGGAGCCACAAGCCCTACATTAGTTACACCAATCCTAGGCAAACCTACAAGTGGAGATTTAGAAAACTGTTCGACAGGATCGGCGTGGCCGTTTGGAAACCTCCTAGCATATAATGGTAGGTTTTGGACTACGGCTAATAACTTTACAGTAACTATTTCTGGCGGAAGTTTTAATCAGGAGGGTATATTTGCTGCCTATAATGGTAGTACTTTTGCTGACGGCGGTAGGTTTTACACAGACAACTCTACAAATGGTGGTGCCGGATCAGCCATAAATACAAACGTACAGGATTTACTTGCGGCGATGGCAAGGACAGGCACATATGCTAGATATGGGGTTGAGTTTAATTTATGTAGTATTGTTGCTGGATCTGGTACAACTGGATCTCAAACATTTCCCGGCGCAACTCGCTACCTTTTAACATCTAACAGTGTAGCCACTAACGGGGCTAATTCGCAAGTAACATTTATTGGATGGGTTAGAGCAGTGGGAGGTACTTTAGGGATCCGCTGCAGTTCAACAACAAATCAACAACTTTACATAAACGGGGCACTACAATCACAAACTAATTATGATCTAGCTACTGCTACAGGGTGGGTGCACGTACGAATTATTGATCAAAACCTTTTCGGCTATAGCGCAGCCTTTCCTGGATTTTATTCCCAGTCTGGATCATCCTGCTTAGTGGCATGCGCTACTGTATTTAATGGGGCAGTTAACGCCGGTATACACACTTCTCCGATTATAGGGGTAGGGACTATATAATGTTTAAAATATTAAGAGACGGGGAATTTTTTGCCGAAGGTATTAGCCTTGAGAGTATTGCGGCAATTGCTGGAGAGAATATTAGTAGATATTCTTTTGCCCCAGAGAGTTTACTTGCGATGAATCGCATAGCTAATCAGCCTATATACGATCAACTAGACCAAATAGACCTAAAATCTATAAGGGCGTTGCGTGCTAATGATGCACAAAGACTCAATGAGCTGGAGCAACAAGCCGCTGAACTAAGAGCACAACTATTACCCGTGAGCTAGAATAAATGCAATTAAATATAGGTCCATTAAATGAGCTGCAGGTAGACGGTGGGCTAGAAAACTCGTCTATGGTGTTGCTTACAATTGGTAAGTCAATTGCAAAGCGTGACGCCTACAGTGGTCAAATACTTTCAGTCGGTAAGCAGATTGTATCTTCTGCAGGCTCTAGTACAATAATATTTATTGGCAAAGATATACAAGTACATCAGGAAAGTACATTCTACAGCCGTAACGGTTGGGACTTATTCATCACTGTCGGTACACAACTTATATCGCCAAGTATTATACACGGTGGTGTGCAAGTAGTCAAGAATGAGGATGATAATCACACGGCTGAATTTACTATCATCATGCGTCCAGCTATATACAATTTATATGACTATCAAGGCAAGGCCGTTAAGATACAAGCTAAAGTGGCTGGTGTTACGCGTACAGTGTTTACAGGTGCTGTAGACATCCCTACAATTGATGTTATCAATGAAAAGCTGACGCTTAGATGTGTTGCTGACAGACGTAAGTTATTGGGTAACCTCACAGCATATGAACCGTACGTTGGCTATTATAGTGCCACAGTACTTGGTCAGAACGATAGTACATACGACAGAATCAACGCTAGACTACAGACAATACCCTCATCACTGGACTTTGATGGCTCTAACAACTACACATTAACTAGCTGGACTCCTAAGACAACAGCTGATTACACATACGGCTCTAGTGCTGTATATAGACGTGACCCTCAGCTTATACTAGAGAGTAGTGCCAAGATTGTTAACACAGTTAACATAGAGTTACAATATGGCTATCAACGTAATCATCATAGATCAGCATTTTATTATTGGCAGCATACATACGCTCCAGCAGACCCTACAACTGGGCTAGGTGGTATATGTCCATTCTTGGCCGACAGACCTTCCATGCCTACTAGAGAGATGATACGTTCGGCTGCAACTAGCACTGGATGGCAAATAGAACCATATACATTATATTTTGGCAAACAATTTGCGTCTAACTCATACACATGTAATGGTGCTTGGGTTATGTGGTCTACTGTTGAGAGCATAAATCAAAATATAGCGGTCAAAAATAAAGACGGCACTGCGGCTAAAGACGCCAAGGGCAATGAGATATATCGTAGTGTGCCAGTAGTTATTAGTGATAATACAGATTTATACACCATGCAATCTCAATGGGTGTCATCAACAAGGTTTAAACAAAATATACAAGAATCGTATAGAATATCTGTTGTTGCTCCATCAAGTGTGTCTACATACGGGACATTAGTAGAGACGCAATCCTACTCATATAATGGTGTGGATGCATATGCGGATTGGGAGACATACACAGCAGGACAGCCATCACCATCTGGAGTTACTAAGTATACAGATAGTGGGTCAGGTAGTTATTTCTTTAATTCTAATGCTGACAGGCCTACATTCAACAACGCTGTGACATGTGCCCTACATAAAGCACAGACATCGATATTACGTAACCATAGGGATACTAGGATTGTATTCCAGAGATTCATAAGTCCAGAACTGGAGTTGAAACACACTATAGCATTGTCTGGGAAATGGGTTAGGGGTAAAGGAAAATGCCAGAGGATAGTACATTCCTTCTGTGTGTCTGATTGTGCTTTCGGCGCAGCTGGTGAAGCTTATACAGAAGTACAACTAGCTCAGTATAGAAGTACGACTACGGTTACTAATACACCACTAACAGTTCCAACACCTCCTGCCGATACGTACGTATTACCACAAACTGGTGCTATACTTGGCAATCATTACGGAGAGGATCCATCAACTCCACAAGCTGCTACATGGAATGGATATGTAGGTAATATATATTTACTAGAATTCCTGCCCGGGATTGGCAACAACCACACTAGATCCAAGTACCAAGAGATGTTTATAGTCGATGCGCCAGTAATACCTGATCAAATACGTAATGATAGGGTTTTATCATCAACTGTGTCATATAATGTTAATATTCCCAGTGATTCTACTGTCTATGAGAGCTACGGCTAGTATAAGCTCTATAGAAGCGTTTTGAGCGCTTTTAGATGCTAATGGTCAGTGAGATATTACCTATACGATGATCTCTTGTTATACGCAGTGTATGGAGGTCGTTTTTTGTTTAACACACTAAAAATTATGAAAGAGAGTGGATTGTGAGTAAATTTGGAGATGACATCCGTAAAATAGCTAAATACGACGAGCTTAAGAAGTTGATAGAGCAATTAGGTGGTGGCACATTAAATCAGACCAAGAAAGGGGCTGTTGATGGGGCTAGGGGGGTTGCTTATTTTAATGGGGGCAACTCTACATCCTCTCCGGGATCATCATCTCCAGACAGTAATACTGATAAGGACAAAGACAAGGAGAGCACTGGGACAAAGGACGGAGAAGCTGCGGCTGTTGATTCTGCAAAAGATGTTCTTAATGCGGCTCAAACTGGAAGTAGTGGCTCCGATTTAACAAACCCGGATAACACTAACAAAGACGGGTATTATGATGCTAAAAGTCTATTAGATAATAGTATAGATGCTTTCGGTAAAGGAGCTACAGATGGCCTTATTAACACACTAACAGGTCTTATGACAGATGATTCATTGCGAAATTTAATGGTACATTTAAAAGACGCCGCCCTATCATTCGTACCACCTGATGACTGGGCTGGAGCCTTTGCTGGTGGTGCTGACCCTACATGGAGTTCTAGCTACTACTACACTGCCAGTAATTTTGCAGGCACTTTAGATGGGGCTACATTTAATCTTGCAGGTAAAGCTGTAGCTGATATAACCAACGGCTACTATATATCTGGGATACCAGCCACTGTGACTAAAGTGGATGTAATAGGTGGTACACCAAATCCAGTAACTGGTAATGGTGACTATGTAATTGAGTACTACTACACAACACCCGGAGGCACTACTACAGGTCCTGTAACTAATAACATAGCTGTTACAAGACATTCATGCACATCTGTGGGTACTCCTAGCATAGCATGTCAGGCAGTGGCTCCTACATCAACATCATGGACTGATTTGGGTCTAACGCAGCTAGGCTTTGTCACACCACTATCTCCACTGCTAGCGCCTCTCAACCTATCTAGTGTAGGTAAGTTTATCCCTAACCCATACGACGTTAACGTGCCAACTGACTTTGCAGATGGAGCTAGTATATTAGACCTTAAGACAGTTTCTGGTGATAGTGTTAGGATTGGGCCAATGAAGGATGGTGGGTGGTATATGTACTACAGTGATGGTGCTGGAGCTCCCGTAGGGGCTGGAACAGACAACACTGTGTTTACTGTTAAGAATGATCGCAAGCCCGGTGGATTCATAACACCCAACCAGCTTGGAAAGTTAAAGCCATAACCTAAATTTCAGACAAAAATAAGCCACTTCAAAAGAGTGGCTTTTTAGTTTCTACGAGATTGTTAAAGCGGCCGTAGATTGTTATGCTTTTATTCTCATTCCCGCCGTGATATTTAAATGCTACTAAAAATATCGAATGCCAGAATTGCACTGGCGCCATCACGCATGGTGCGAGACTGTGTAAGCCCAGTCAATGTCAATAGCCAATCTCTTGATCAGGGAGACAATCGGCTCATGGCTTGCCGACTTAGTAGCGTTAATAAGACATAAGTCTTAACATAGCGGATTACTAAGTTATTTAGCTAATTCCTATTTGTCTCTTTATCCTCCGTACTTCCTGCTCACTTAGTCTTAGATGTTGTGCTAGTTCCTCTACGCTTAGATGGGTCGCCAGCAGACGGAAATCTTTTCGGAACTGCTCCGAATAAGTATCCCGCAGTCTTGGTTGTCCTGTAGTCTGGCACTGTTCCGACGGTTGTGCTGTCATTTGGATGCTCCTTCTGATGCCTAGATATCTTTAATTTCTTGTTCTTAAGTTGTCTACCCTCAGCTAAATATGCTTTAGCATTCGGGGTTTTCTTGTTTCTGCCTTGTTTCTTAACAGCCATGATATTCACTCCCTCGTGGTAATTAAACTGATTTTAATATATTTTGGGTACGATAATACCCTTAATTCATACGAGCATGTTAAAGATAATTAAGTAGGTTAATAGATGTAGCTTTACTATACACAGGCTTTTTGTTAACAACTGGAGCAAGTCCAACCAAACCCCCACTGCTATACTCACCTGTCAGTATTAGCTTAGCTTCTTTAGCACGCCTATTAACCAATCCTTTTACGACCACGCCATTATCTTTATTCCACCTAGACATGGCCTCTACAATTCTTTCTAAACTATCCCCAGCATTAATGCGTTTCATAAACGTACTGCTAGCCATTCCACCAGTCCCAACATTATAAGTTATTGATACTAATGCGTCAAATAATGTTTGCGGAATATCTAGTCTTGTTAGTGCTCTATTAACAGCAGAGACGTACTTAGTAAGACCTTTCCGGTATATACTTACAGCTTCCTCTATTGTCAGCTCTCTGCCCCAAGACCACAATGCTAAGTCTTTTATGTCGCTAGATGTTGAGCCTATGCCAACTGTCTTTACACCACCACTATCTAGGTAGGGCTTTAAGCACAAACACTCATAACTGGCCAGCTCACAAACGCCTAATTTGCTAATTTCCATCAAACACCCTCACTAGATCTTATCCTCACACCGTTACGCTTGAGTGCGGAATACACTCTAACGGCATCCGCTTTACTACCATACCCATAAGCTGTATGTAAGTCATCTATGGACATTACAAGACCACAACTCCCTTTGCCAGCTTGGAAAGCTATGTTAGCTATAACACTAACGTCATCCTCAACACAACTCGCCTTAAATTCTCTCTGCATTTCATTCTCCAATTGAGTTTATTATAGCCTATGGCTACTTAAATGTCAAGTGCTATTGACAAATATGTGTATATAGGCTATACTGTACGTTGTTACAGAACACGAATGACTTGCTTGAATGCCTTAACGTGTATAAATAATAATTGGGAACAGCAACCACACAAGCGATCTTGCAGTTGAGAGGGGTGATTTCGGAGGGGTTAATAACAACCATCTCCAGATAAGCCGGGATACAAGCCACATGATATTTATAGAGCGTAATGGGCTATTACGTCAGCATAGGCAATCACATATGCATAGCTACCCGGGATAAAGCTTGTGGGGATATCGTTAATATGTATACATAATTAGTTATTATGGTTATTATATACATGACATATAGCAGATGATGTTGTCTGGGATGTATCAGAGGCTTAACCCCCTCTATATGACTACTATTGCCTAAAATAAAGGTGGAGCAATGGAATACACGGTTAAGTACGTATTGAGGGCTGATATAAAGGATTTTATTGAACTTCATCATTATTCTAAATCAATCAATGGGTGTATAAGTGACTATTGCTTTGCGCTGTACGATGGTTCTATGATGATTGGTGCAATGTTCTATGGGCGAATGGCTATGGCTAATCAATGGCGCAAGTATTCCGACAACCCAAACAACGTTATAGAACTTAGGAGACTTGTACTACTAGATGACACTAAGAGGAATGCGGAAAGTTATTTCATAGGGGCAACGCTAAAAATAATGGCTGATGTGTGGAATACTGATGGTATTGTAGTGTCGTATGCTGACAGTGAGCACGGGCATAGTGGTGTTGTGTACAGAGCGTCTAACTTTGTAAACTTAGGGACTATACCAGGAGCTAAAGTTATCATATACGGAGATAGGAGGTACCATGATAAGACGATTAGAACTAAGTATAAAGGAGAACTTAAACCTTTTGCAAAACGTGTTAAAGATGCTTTAGACAGCGGTGACGCATACTACAAAACTTGTGATGTTAAGCATGTATATGCCTACTATTTAAATAAAAAACAAAGAAAGCTTGCAATTTTAAATAAGTTAAGCTAACATATAATTAACTAAACAAGAAATAGGAAGCATCATGGACAAGCCCAGAACAGCCACACGTAAACGATTCCGCCAGAAGCTAGATCAAATCAAAAATGTACTAGCTACATACTTAGAGTCTGATACAGGATTGAATGAATACGAGCAAGGCTACGCACGTATGAGGCATGCTATTATAATGACAGCTGTGGATGACTTGCATTGGGGCAGTCAAGAGGAGCAGATGGATGCAATTGAGTACTTACAATCAGATGTATACAGACAACACGCTGATGAATCATTTGTCCCTAAAGCTGTCTTAGATAAGATTATATACGAGCCTGAGGCTTACGGTAATTACATTATCTATCCAGTGACGCCTGAATATGATGATACAGCTTGGATGGATTCATTATGAAAGTATTAGTGGCATGTGAATTTAGTGGCGTAGTCCGCAGAGCATTTGAAGCTATAGGTCATGAGGCTTGGAGTTGTGATCTCTTGCCAGCTGATGATGGGAGCTATTATCACTACCAATGTGATGTTAATGCTGTTTTAGATATAGGATGGGATTTAATGATCGCCCACCCACCCTGTACGCATTTGGCTGTGTCTGGAGCCAGATGGTTTAAGGATAAAATAACTGAACAGAAAGAAGCACTAGACTTTGTTCAATTATTATTAGATGCACCAATCCCTAGGATTGCCTTAGAAAATCCAATTAGTATTATAAGTTCAAGAATACGCAAGCCAGACCAAATAATACAACCTTGGCAATTTGGTCATGGTGAAACTAAAGCCACATGTCTATGGCTTAAAAATCTACCAAAGCTTGTCCCTACGGATATCGTTGATGGTAGAGAAGCGCGAGTACATATGCTACCTCCAAGCCCTGACAGATGGAAACTTCGGAGTATTACTTATGAGGGGATCGCTAAGGCAATGGCCGAACAATGGGGGAAGTTATGAGCTTAATTAAAAAGTACCCAAAAACATGCTTTATGATTATAATGGATAGGCGTGGATTATGACTTATATAAGCAGCTCTAAGAATTGCCCAAACTGTTCTGATCAGCACAAAGGTAAGCCGTATTGCTTATATGAGAATGGTGCGCATTGTTTTAGTTGTGGATACACTAAGTCATTTGATAGGAGCTTTACAGCCCGAGATCTCCAAGGAGATAACCCGAGATATCCAGACATACCAAATTGCAGCTGGGAGCCATCTAAATTTAGTATCGCTAATCTGAAATGGCTTTCTAAGTACTATGTAGATGACAAGATTATACGGCAGTTCAGAATAGGTGAGACTACAAACAATGGCCTAGTGTTCCCATACATCGTAGGAGGCTCTGTAGTGTGCTACCAAACTCGTTGGAACGTAGAGCCTAGGCTTATAATATCAAGAGGAGCTAAAGTGCCTGCAGTGTTTGCAGTCTTCGCCTCACGAACGTTAGTATTAGTAGAAGACTTCATATCTGCTATACGTGTTGCAGAGCATTGCCATAGTGTTTGTCTATGGGGCACTAAAGCTCAGTATAAAGATTTACAAGAATGGTTTAATAAATATGATAATATTCTAGTCTGGCTAGATAACGATGTAACTAAAACAACTAATTCAGGACAAGAAGCTGCAAAAAAGATTTGCAAAACATTGAATGATGTGCTAAGCTATAATAAAAGACGATACGGCTTTGGACTTGACAGGGAAGTTACTTTTAAGAACATAGTGACAGATCATGATCCCAAGATGTACTCACCATCTGAAATAAGAGAAATAATAGGAGCTAACCATGCGATACCAGCAAAGCAATAAAATGTTACTGGCTGCATTAGATGAGTATGTCACGGGACATATGGAGGCTAAAAAAGCTCTTATCATTATGCTCAACAGAAGTAAGCTCAGGACTCATCAGAAGTATAGAAAATACATGGCGGATGAGTATCTAGTTAGACCAATGAAGATGCTCTTGATTGCTAGGTCAGGTACTGGTAAGACACATTTACTCAATAGTTTACAGCAGATAGAATTGTTCCCGCTAGTTAAATTAGATGCGACGCATTTAAACCCCACTGGAGCATCAGGTGGTATTAAGCCAGAGAAGTTGCAAACAATGATTCGCGAAGAAGCTGAGCGCATGTGCAAACTCTATCCAGAAACGTATGAGTATTTAGAGTATGCAATAGAGCAAACAGTGGTATTTGTGGATGAGATTGATAAATTAGGATCTTCATTCGAGGGTTCTGGTAACTGGAATAAACATATACAAAGTAGTTTTCTGACGATGTTCGACAATAAAGATGCATTCGCAGGAGTTAGTTATGTATTTGCCGGAGCATTTGACAGCATCACTAGACATAAGACAGTTAAGAAACAACTCGGATTCAATTCCATAGAAGATGATGCTGATACAACACACATCGAAGACAAGGTGCTACAGAGCGGATTAATACCTGAGTTAGTTGGTAGGATGAATAGAATTATTGAGTTGGACGTATTTACTAAACAGAATTTTAAAGACATATTAGTAGAGCGCATTATACCAGCTAAGCAGAGGGACTTGGCGGCTATAGGCGTGTTTAATGTACCATTAACAGACAAAGAAATTGACATAATTGCAGGGAAGGCTACTAAGAGTGCACAAGGCGTTAGGTTTCTGCAACGAGAGATTGATAATATATACATGGACTCGGAGTTTGATGGTGAGTATGATGTAGCCATTGATGAGGATTTGTATCTACCGGGAGATTTGTAATGTTGCTAACAGCACTAATTGGGCTACTGATTTTAGTTGCACTGGCTATCATATGTGTGTACATACTGCATGATAAGGTGCATAAGGTCTACAGAGAGCTAGCAAAGATAGAAGCAATCCTGCACAGAGAAGAAGTGCGAAAAATGGCTAAGAGGTGAGGGAAATGCAGAATAAGAGAGATGATATAGCTCTAGAAGCTGCCCTGCTTAAGAGCATGGCGATTAAATCAAACTACGAACAATATTACAGCATATTAGATACTAAGAAATTAATACCAATAACTAAAAGTCTACTAGACGATTACAAGAAGTACTATGATAAACACAACGAAGATATTAACTGGGAGACATTCTACACAGATTTCTCCCAGAACTGGCATAAGAAAGATTTAGACGGAGATGATGTAGCTTATTACAGAGATACGGTGTTCCCTCTTATTCTAAATTCTAAAATTGAGAACGGTCTTTACATAAGTTTATTAGAACGACAAGCATCAGCTAGAATTGAAGAGATTATTGCTAATGGCTACGACCAACAAAAAATAGATGATGTAGTCACAAGTTTAAAAGATAGCATCAAAATATACCAAAAGGATAATGACGATGACGTATTTAAACTTAACACTCTTGATTTGTCTGTGCTTGATAGTAGCCATGGACTTAATTGGTTTCTGCCTAGCCTGCAAGCTGGTCTTGGCAGTCATATGGCTGGTCAATTTATTGTCGTTGCTGCTGATTCTGGTGCTGGTAAGAGTGCATTTTGCATCAGCCAAGCAGTGCATATATTTAAACATATTAATGCGCAGGGGATAGATAGGCCAATTCTGTATTGTACATCAGAAGATACTAAAGAGGACTTAGCCGGAAGATTCCTATCCTGCTTATACAGGGACAAGGTGCTTGGTGGGTTTGAAGAGATCGTAGCTACATACGATAAGGTGCACACCCATTACAGCAAGACATACAATGATGAGCTATTTATCGGTATGCAGATACGAGGACACAATGACCTGTACAAAATACGTCAAAAAATCGACAAGTACAACCCATGTGTCGTTATTATCGACATGTTAGATAAACTATCGGCTAGTGACGCGGTAACTGACTTAACAAAGGTGTATCAAGACATACGGAGCATATCTAACGATGGCTATCCAATCATAGGGACTAGTCAGTCAGGTAATACGACGTATCAAAACAAAGAGAATGGTGACTATAAGCATCGTAAATGGCTTACAGATAAAGACTTGGCTGGGTCTAAGAGTGGTAAGCAAGGAGCTGCGTATGCATTACTTATGATTGGTATGGATGATGACGTGCCGGGAGTTAGGTATCTATCTACTACTAAAAAGAAACGTGGTAAGCATGTTAACGTCACATGTGTGATTGATGAGCAGTACAGCCTTTATAGGGAGTTATTATGATAGTATTGAAATCAACATATAATAAACTTTTTGAACTATTTTCAAAAGAGAAGCATCAATGTTTTGATATATACAATGAAAAACTTGCACTTATGTCTAAGAATAGAGAACTTCTTGGGGAAAATAGGAAGTTGAAGGATAGATTAAAAGCGTTAAAGGAGCTAGTAGATGGCCATAATTAGTCTAGACTTCGAGACGTCGATCGGCTCTACAATACATGGCTCAACTTTCCGAGATCCCGGTAATGATATCTACACTCAGATATGGGGGCTAGAGGACGGTGTGTCAGTTGAGCATAACGTTCGAGGATTTAAGCGTAAGTTATCACATACATTGATTGATGTAGATTTAATCATTGGACATAACATCGGGTTTGACTTGTCTTATGTGTGGCATGATGCAGAGCTTAAGCAGTATCTCATAGGCGGTGGTAAGATATGGGATACACAAGTGGCTGAGTATTTGCTAACGGGGCAGCAGCATGCCTTCAGTAGCTTAGCAGAGCTACAACTAAAGCATCTAGGTGAAGTGGAAAAGCCTAGTAGAGTGTCCTTATTGTACAAAAAAGGGATTGGAGCAGATAAAATCATACTAGCTAAGGATAGATGTCCAAGGTTATGGAAACTATATAATCAATACTGCGTAACTGATGGCGAGACGCCATTAAAAATATATAAGATACAGAGAGCTATGGCTGAAAAAGAAGGTATGATGCCTATTATAGAGTTGTACAATGATTACTTACTGGCTCTAATTAATATGGAATGTACTGGTATACAAATAGATGTAAAGAAGTGTGAGCAAACACTTAGAGACTTTAACGT